CCGCATTCCTACTGGATGCCTGCGCCCTCATCAAATACGCCACTGAGCAGGGTTTTATGGTCACTGGAGGCGAATTAGCACGCACCCCAGAGCAACAGGCCATCTACGTCAAAACGGGTCGGTCAAAGACCATGAACTCCATTCACCTCAAGAGGTGCGCCATCGACTTGAACTTCTTCAAGGATGGACAGATAATATGGGATAAGGGCATTCTTGCGCCATTGGGGGCTTACTGGGAGACCTTGCATCCTAAAAATCGCTGGGGCGGCAACTTCAAATCACTCGTAGACTGCCCTCATTTTGAGCGCAATGTCGGATAAGGAGAACAGATGACAACCGCTTCGGTAATGACTTACGACTCATTGGTCGAAAACATCCAGTCTTATCTGGATCGTACTGACGACGTCACTCTTGCCAAAATCCCGCTGTTTATCATGTTGGCAGAGCAGATTATTGCTTCCCAAATCAAATTCTTAGGCAACCTGACTGTCAACACAAGCGCAATGACCATTGGTCAGCCCATCATTGACAAGCCTGCACGGTGGCACAAGACAGTCTCCTTCAACGTCACCGTAGACGGTCAGAAACAACCTGTACTGCTTCGTAAGTACGAATACTTACGCGAGTACGCTCCTGACGCAACAGTGACTGGCGTGCCTGCATACTACGGCGACTACGACTACACGCACTGGTTGGTGGCTCCATCTCCAACTTTGGCGTATGATTTTGAGGTTCTGTACTACGAGCGCGTCCAGCCCTTGGATTCGTCTAATCAGACCAATTGGTTCACTATTTACGCCCCGCAGGCGTTGCTGTATGGTTCTTTGTTGCAGGCAATGCCATTCCTGAAGAACGACGAGCGTATGCCAATGTGGCAACAACATTACGACTTGATCATGCAAACTTTGAAGGCGGAAGACATCCAGCGCATCGGGGATCGTCAGGCCGTAGTACAGGACACATAAATGAGCTACAACTCCCCATTCACTGGCAACGTCATCCAACCGACTGACGTTTCGTATCGCGAGATAACAATTGCGAACACAAATCTTCAACTGGAGTGGCCCATTAACGGGACTACAACCGATGATGCCGCCGCTCGTATTATGGAAGTCACTACAACTGGGGTGTCTGAGTTGTGGATGCCTCCTGCAAATCAGGCTTCGGTGGGGCAAGACGCATTGATTCGTAATATTGGTGGAGAAGACTTCACCGTCATGGATTTTGCTGGGATTAACACGATTGTGACTGTGTTGGTAGGCGAGGCCCAGTACATTTACATCACCGACAACGGAACCGAAGAAGGTGTTTGGGGCATCATCGCTTTTGGCATTGGCTCCTCTGGTCAAGATGCCGCTACCCTTGCTGGCTATGGTCTGATTGCAATTGGTCAAACGCTGAACCAAAGCCAACCTGTTACGACATTCTCAACAAGTTACACCGCCGTTGCGGCAGACCGCTCAAGCACTTATGTGTGGACGGGTGGCGCAGGAACGCTGACTCTGACATTGGCTTCAACCCTTGCTGATAACTGGTTCATGTTCATCCGTAATAGCGGAACGGGAGCCCTAACGGTTGCTGGAAGCGGAGGAAACACAATCAACGGGTCTGCAAGCATTATTTTGCAACCCGGTGACTCGGCCATCATTGTGTGCAGTGGAACAACTTTCTACACCGTTGGTTTGGGCAAATCGACCCAGTTTGCGTTTACTCAGTTGTCTAAAGCCGTTACGACTGGCTCATACACCCTGACCGCCGCAGAAGCCTCCAACGTCATTCAGAAGTACACGGGGGCTTTAAGTGGCAACGTGACTATTGTTGTGCCAGCCACTGTGCAGGTCTATTACATAGTCAACGCCACAACCAACGCATACACCCTGACGGTAACCACAGGCTCTGGAGCTACCGCTGTTTTGACAACAGGAACTCAAGCTACGTTGGTTTGCGATTCGGTTAACTTGTACAACGCTAACACCATCCTTGCGGGATCATCAACTATCAGTTTGCAAAATGGC